GCAATATTTCCAAACTTACTTGGAATGTTTAATATTCTTGCCTCATAGTCTTCTTTTGTTACACATCTGTTTTGTGTTGAGAAAAATGCTTTAGCTTTTTCCCTTACCTCTATTGTATCCTCTCCGTCTTTACCACCACGGGCCGGTCTTTCGTTTGTTACACTTGTTAAAGTTGCAGATGTATTTCCATTTTGAGCAGTTATAGATGGTGTAGAAGATATATCACCACTTGAAACATTAGAATTAATACCACCACCTACACGATAAGTAATTGTTAAAGATGTTTGATTTGGCGCCTCACCAAGTGTTGAATACTCGTCACCTAACAATGGGTCTATTGATTGATTTAAGTCATTGGATTGTCCTGGTATAACAATTCCAATTTGTTCTAAATCTATAAATCCCTCATCAATAATCTGTCCACTTTTTAATACACCATTACCAAATATTAATGAGGTTGTATTATCTTCATTAGTTTCACGAGTAAATCTTTTTGTTGTTGTTATGTAAGTTAAAGAAAATGGAACAGCTGCTGATGAGCCAAGTCCACCAGTCTCACTTGCATATGCTGAATCTCTATTTATATCCTCTGTATAATGAGTTTGAATTGGAACTTTATCTTGAGCTAAATAATCAACTTCATACCAATTGTTACCATTTGAATCCACACACGAGATAATGTCAACAACATTAGTATCAGATATAGTTATTTTTCTAAACTTTTCTGGCACTCCAACTTGAAATGAAATTGTTTTCTCAGTCGCACTTACAGCTTTCACAGTCCTTGATAATGTATAAGTTGAAGCTAAACCACTATCAGTAGTTGAACCAATAGTCGTAGTATCAAGTGAACTTGAAATTCTAAAATCAATAGGTTCTAATGTTGTAAAGATAACATCTGAATTTGTATCCGAAGTTATTTCAATACCAGCATCAAATGTACCAGCATTTGAATAATCTACTTTTGATACATCACCACTAAAAGCATTTACCTCAGAAGTAAATATTAAATCAACATAAGATGGAACAATTGGTTTTACTTTGTAACCAAACATCTTAGCCATAGTGATTATGTTCCTTCTCTCCTCTGCTAATGGTAATAACATCTCACGATATTGTTGGTCGATGTAAAATGATAATACATCACCAACATAAGCGTTCATTTCCATTAACATCATACCCGGTGATGTTTCATTGAAATCACGATATGTATTTGGAAAATAAGATTTTGCATAATTCATTAATGATTGTTTTAATGCTCCAAAATCTTTATTTAGATAATTTACATTTGATTCTTTAAAATTCTCTTTACCATATGTTGGCATTTTTTATCTCCAATTAATATCCACCACTAGCTATTGAGGATTCAGGTTCTGATATGTCTGATGAAAAACTAAGTGTTATTGAATCCAAAGTGTTTGGGTCTTGTTTTATGTTAAATAATATTTTTACTCTAATTTCATTTATTCCTATGTCTGTAGTATCATCTCTACTTAAAACTTGTATATCTCGTACTTCTACAAATGGTAACCAAAAGTCAATCTTATCTAATATAGTATCTTGAATATTAAGTATATTATCATTTGTGATATGTTCAAATAAAATTTTTCTCAAACCTATTCCTAAATCCGGTTGAAATAATCTTTCACCCTCTTCCGTTTGTAATAAATTTCTTATATTGTTTTTTACGGCCTCAATAGTTGTTGAGGTTGTAGCAAAAAATCCTTCGATTCCATTTCCTCTACGAACTGGTAAATCAATACCAACTTTAACATTAGTATCATTGTCTTGAATGTATGGTTTTCTTGTTGTATCTTTTATAGCCATTACATTATCTTCCTAGCATCATCATCTAATAATTTAATAGTTGTAAAATCTCTCTGTCCCTCAGTATCATTCACATCGAATGCACTTTGTGAATCTGGATCTTCACCTATATAAGCATAACCAGTAGATTGTAAACCACCTACATCTTTCGTTAAATCTAATCCAACCATATCAGCCCCACCCTCTAATAAAGGTATGATGGCTCGTTCTATTTCTCTTTCAAGTCTATCTATTATTCTATCTATTCCTCGAATAGGTGCTCCTATTCTTCTTAACATTTTTAAAACAGGTTGATACTCACCCAACAAGGTGTCCAATTTTACATTAACAGGTTGTTTAGGTGTCACTAACTCTTCAACTACAACAGGTGCTTTTAATTGTGTTATGGTGAAGTTAGCATCTCTAAGGGCTCTGATTATAGCTCTAGAACTATAATGAGCCTCTCGTTCTGCATATGAACCTTCACTTACATCTGGAGGCGGTAACCCCACATCGAAAGCTGCTTTAATTTTCGCCTCAAGTAAGTCTGCTTTTAACCCCATAATTATATCCCTTGTTTCATTTTAGATTTTTCTTGTGATTTTTTTAAAACCTCTCTATAATCTTTTTTTAGAAAATCTGGTGTTTGTCCATCAACACTTATAGTTGGACTTTGATTATTCATCATATCACTATATTGACTACCAACCAATTCATTCATTCTATCCGAAGTAAACTCACCACCACCTAATGTTTTCCACTCATCATCTTGAGCTGTTTCATTCAATACATCATTCAATACAGAATTGGATGTGAATGTTTTTTTCTCAACTATTTTTTTAGGTTGTGGTTTAGATTGAGTTGGTTGTCTTAATTCAGTTATCACTTCTTTGATAGCCATTGCAACTTCTTCTCTAACGATTTGTCTAATTATAGTTTTAATATTTGTTTTTTTCTTCTTCATAATTACCCTTGTTCTATTTTATGTTTTGTACTAAGTATGTTATTTAATTTTTGTTGTATGGATGTCATTTTAGTAGCTAGTGGTGCGTTTGTACTATCTACCAATGGTAATGGTGAACCATAAAATAACGAAGCAGCACCATTTAAAGCTTCTACTAATTCAGTTAAAAGTTCTAATAAAGAATCACCTAAAACCATTGATTCCATAGTAGCTTTATTTGAATTACCAATATTAACATTATCAGATAAAATATTTAAACTCATTGATGCATTGATTGATAATTTTTCACCAGCACCAATATGAATATCTTTTATTGATGATATAAAAATATCATCAAGTTTTGAATTTAAAGTTATTCTATCTGAATGTAATAACATTTGGTTTCCATCATACCCATAAATTGTATCTTGAATATCAGCCCCATTATTTAAATCTGAATGGATTAATCCAATTGGATAAGTATTGTTTTCAACACCATCTGATGATAATTGGAATCCAGTTATATTTTCTTCGGTATTAACATCATAATAACCTGAAAAATGTTGAGCCAATGTTCCATTTGATGTTATTGTAATTAAACTACCATCAGATAAAGATTCAAACTTATTTAAATAACCCCTTTTATTAGAAATAAAAATGTATGGGTCGTTACTTCTACTACCAACACGAACACTGTTTCCATGCCTACCCTCAATTAGATAATCACCAGTAACTTCATTAACCACTTTACCATAATCTAAATCCTCATTTCTTATTTTCTGTAATCTCTGATATAATCCTTCTTTGTTAAAATTAACACTCTCACCTCTTTCACCTCGTTGTGTATTTTGTTGAATATCAGAATTTTGGATTGTTAATTCTTTTTTATAATTTAAATCATCATTCCAAGTAGGACTATTATTGATTGTATTTAATGGCCCTAAATAATAATTAATTTTACCAATAGTACAAAGTAAAACTGGATCTCCTTTTGTTGGAACATCTCCGTGATTTCTTAATAGAGGAAAATATCTATTATCTTCACTAAAAGATTGTTGTCTTCTTTTTCCAGTAGTGCTCATAACATGTGATACAGCATAAATTGAATTTATTGTACTTGCCCCTTTAAATCCTAATGATTCTTGTGAATGTACAGCCTCTACACAATATCCTGGAACAAATTGTAAATATGTAGGTAGAGAATATTCTTTACCCGCAAATCCTTTTATTTTTTGTCCTGAAAATGTTGTAAATGTTGAACCCATTTAACTCTCCGAAAATCCTTTTTCAATTGTTTTATCTTTAATAGTTTCTAATCTATGACTTTCTTTTTGTAAATCATCAACTGTATCTTGAAGTGTTCCCATTAGTTCAGCCTTCTCATCGTCACTTAACAACATTGATTCATCTGATTCTCCACTTGATTTACTTATAATTCTCTGTAATACACCAGCTAATTTAACCAGATGTTCATCATTACGAACAGCCGTATCCATATATTCTTTTATAATAGGTGCTACCATAACCACATCATCTATGGTTGTAATGAATCCATGTATTTCTGATATTAACAAATCTATTTGAACTTTACGCTTTGTAGTATTTTCATAAATATCTTTTGTTAAATCTTGGAAGGTTTTACCCTCAAATATTTCTTTTTCGTCTGACATACAATCTCCTCTGAATGTACTTATTCATATATAAATATTAAATTTGTAAGAAATTGAATGAAATAAAAAACCCACATTTAAGTGGGTTTAGTATTTAAAAGAATGAACTTGTTGAATTGAACAAAATTGAACCATTATTATAGTATTTATTCAATAGTTTTTTATAGTGTTTTTTCAAAGTATTAACAACTGATGTTATATGTGTAGTTTCTACATCAGTCATTTCTCTAATTAAGATATAAATAGCTTTTTTATTAAAGTTTTCTATATCTTCCCTTTGTCTTATTAAGTCAATTATAGCATATCCTATTTTTAAATCTCTATCTTTTTTAAAAATATTATTTAAATTTTGGTCAAAATATTCAACAATTTCTTCTGTCAATGTGATATAATCAGATTCATTAAAACCACTAGATTTATGTTGTCTATCTAATGCATCCATTTTATCGTGGGATTTTAATTTTTTATAATTGTTATTATTGTGAAGAATCAAATAATTTTTAGCCACAACTGAAAAATAACTAAATGCTTTTGAACCTTTTGTGTGGTCATATTTATGCATATTCACTACCATAAAAGCTACAACTTCGTGTTTAATATCTTCAAACCCATAATCAAAATAAGTAAATTTAAAAGTGTTAATTATGTTTTCAGCCAACTTATCAAATGCTGCATGTATTCTTGTTTGATAAATTACATTTCTTTCGCTATCATTAGTTGATGAATTATAGTCAACAACTGCGTCTTGAACTTCTTGTCCGAAATAAACTTTACGCTTTTTCTTTTTTACTATTTTTTTTATCTCTTCTTTTACATCATTAACTTTTTTATTTTGTTTTTTTGGCATTTTGTGTCCCCTCTTCAAATATCCCATCTAAGGATAATTGAATTTGTTTTAGTTGTTCAAAGAAAAAGCCTGTTTCATCATCTGATTCATAATGTCCTTTAGCATCAACAAGTTTCATTTTTTCTGTTGAGAATTTAATTATTTGTTGAATTTGTAAAATAAATTCTTCATATTGTGTTATTCTCTTTAACGAGTAATATACTAATACAGATGTAAAGACACTTATTATAAAAAATAATATTGATAAAAATATCCACATAATTTATCTCCTAATTAGCAAACAACTCATCAAATTTAGATTTGAGATTGTCCACTTGTTTTTGTTCATCTTTTGTTTTTGGAACTTTTGTATTAATCGGTTCACTTGATTCACCACCTCTATTCCATTGGTCGGATTCAATATGTGTAGCCATCATATCGGCTTGATGAAGAATGTAAGCCATATTGGTTCTCAATCCAAAGTCAGGATTCCAAGA